ACACACTAATCCGAATTGTCCGTGTCGTTTGATGGATGAACAGAGTGGTGTGAGTTCAGGAACAAAAAGAACAAACTTTAAGAAAAACAATACTATGAGTGGTGGTTATAGTGATAAAGGCGGTGCCTCTCGTTTCTTTTATCAAGCCAAAGTTTCAAAGAAGGAGAGAAATATGGGGTTAGATGGTTTTGAAGTTGAAATACTTACACCCACTATAAAACTTTTATTAAAAACTGACTATAATAATAAAAACTTTATATGGGAAAAAGAGGACCTAAAAATAAAACTTGCGGATACGGACAAATTACACCAAAAGGATATAGAAGAATATATCACAACGGACGACAACAAATGGAACACAGAGTTGTTTGGGAAAATCATAACGGAGCAATTCCTGATGGATACCAAGTCCATCATATTGACGGCAACAAACTCAACAACGATATATCAAACCTTGAACTTGTTAATCCAAAAGAACATAAAGACAAACATTCAGGAGTTGAATGGATTAATGGTGAAAGATATAAAACTTGTAAGCGATGTGGAGAACAAAAGCATCAAGATGAATATTACTTTACAAAAGAAGGATGGATACTCTCAGAATGTAAATCTTGTAGAGTTAGAAGAAGTGTGGAGTATAAGCGTAAAAGAAAACAAATGCTCGCATCCGACATTAAAACCTGTTAATCTAATGGCTTACTTATGTAGATTAATAACACCACTTAATGGTATAGTTTTAGACCCGTTTATGGGTTCTGGTTCAACAGGTATAGCCGCAAGATTAGAAGGTTTTAGATTCCTCGGTATGGAAATGGATGAAGATTACTTAAAAATAGCAGAAGCAAGAATAAATGACTTTGAAAGTTATAGAGAGTTTATAAAATAAAAATGAAAATATGAAAAAACAAGAAAGAGATGATATAGAAAGGTTATGTAATTTAAAGATTGCTGATATGGGTGATAAAGAACTAACACTACATTATTTAAGAAAATTCGTTAATCCGTCGGCAAATTTCTGCTTAATGTGTGGTGGATCAGTGAAAATTATGTTTAATCAGTTAAGAAATTGGTGGAACAGACAGAATAAGGAGAATTATAGATTTATTAAAGACAAAGAATAAAAAAATATATTTAAGAATATGAAAATAGTTGAGATAGGAGATAAAGATTATAACTTGCCAGAAGGCTGGCACGAGATAAGTGTTAAGAAATTTGAAAGAATTGCTAAACACTCGTCATTATTAAATGAATATAAAAGCCAGACACTTTTTACATTAGAATTAATATCTATTATATTAGATGCTCCGTTAGATGATATAAAAAAGTTAGATAGAGAGGCATTTTCTTTTTTGAATAAGTCATTAGATTTTATGAATACCGAAATAACTTGGAGCGGTAAAAAAGAATATGAAATTGATGGTGAGATTTATTTAATGTTAGAGGACTTGAATAAACTAACTATGGGTGATTCTATAAGTTTAGAGATTATGTTACAGGATTCAAAGCCGGAGGAGACATTGATAAATATATTGCCGATTTTAGTTAGAAAGGCGAAAGTGGTTGAAAAGAAAGGTGAAAAGATATATAAGGCATCTGAGTTTAATGCTGATGAATATAATGAGTTAAAAGAATTGTATAATGAAAAATTAATGATTGCTGATGTAATAAAAGTTAAGGATTTTTTTTAAGTTGGAGGGAAAGCATCTTTTACAATTATGAAGATTATTTTGGTAAGAGAAAAGTAAGTGATGAAAAAGAGGTTGTAAGTGCGCCTGATACAGGAACGAGAATAGATTATAGAAGATGGCAGTTTCATTTACAAGTTCATAAGTTAGTTAAAGAGTTGAACCTCCAACCAGAAGCAGTATATAAAATGAATTATATTGATTGTTTAAATTGGTTAAGTTTATTTTATTTAAAAGATAAAGTGATGTTAGAACAACAAAAAAAGATAAATAAGAAATGAGAATAACTATTAAAGATATAATAAATAAAATGAATCAGGTTGCCATAATTGATCCAAGAATAAATGGTTTTGGTTTTGGACCTGAATATGATTTAGTTGGTTATGATATAAAATACCCTTATATGTATATTATATCGGATCAGATACATAATGTTAATTTTACTGATGAGAATAAGTATAGAAGTATAGAATTGAATTTTATTATTAGAATAGGTGATAGAGTTAATGATCAGATTAATGTATATGATGCTATTGCTGAAAATAGTAATAATGGTTTAGATAATATATCAGATACTTTTAACATTTTAATTGATGTGATAAATGTTATATCAGAGAATAGTTTGAATTTTTTTGAGGATTTAAGTTTAATTGATGATATAGAAATTGAGCCGTTTTATCACGAAGATAAAGGTGATGTTAATGGACATCAAGCCACAATTACTTTAAGAATTAAAAATGATGGTGTTTGCTCTAACCCGATTACTGCCAATTTTAGTTAAAAAATAAATTATATAAGATGCCGATAAAAAAGAAGCCAGGTGAGAATAAAGAGGAGTTTATATCAAGATGTATAGCGACTGAAATTAGTGCTGGTTATGATAAGGATCAGGCGGTTGCTATGTGTTATGCTATTGCTGATGATGAGTTTGAAAAATTTGAAAGTTATAATGATTACCCAGAGGCGGTTAAAGAAGCCGCTGCGAGAGGTATAAGATTAAATGAAAAGGTTAATAATAAATGTGCTACACAGGTTGGAAAAGTAAGAGCACAACAACTGGCTAATGGTGAGAATATATCTTTTGAAACTATTAAAAGGATGTACTCTTATTTATCAAGAGCGAAAGAATACTATAATGAAAATGATGATGAGGCGTGCGGAACAATAAGTTATTTATTATGGGGTGGTGAGCCGGCTTTAAGATGGTCTGAAAGAAAGATTAAAGAAATAGAAGAGTTAAGATTGAATAAGAAAATTTTAGAGTTTAGAAAATGGAGAAATAAGCCGAAGTCATCTAATGTTAAGAATATAATGTATAATGATGAAATAAAAGAGTTGGTTGTTAGATTTAATGATGGTGATGTATATACTTATTTTGATGTTGAGTTTAGTTTATTTCAAGATTTAGTTAATGGTGCTGGTGTATGTAGAACAGAAGGTGAGAATAAGTGGGGCAGTTGGTTTATTGGAAAGACACCGAGTGTTGGTGCTGCTTTATATAATAGATTAGTTAAGAGTTCTATATCATATAAAAAAGGTGGCACTTTAAGATAAGATTATGGCGAGAATAAAGTACAGTAAGGCATCTTTACAGAGGGCTAATAGAAGATTATATGGTTTAGTTAGAAGGACAATTTTAACTAAAAAAAGAAAGTATGATGGTAAGATTTTACAAGTTAGAACAGGTAATTTATCTAAAAAGATAAAGCCGATAATAAAAGTTGAGAATAAGAGATTAGTTATAGATTTAGAGGTGATGGAGTATTATAAATATTTAGATTTAGGTACTGAAAGAATAGAGCCGTGGTTTTTAAGTGAGGAGATTACTGAAAGTGAATATATGAAAGAAATTATTGAAGAATTAACTAATGATGCTTTAAGTGATGCTACTACAAGTATGATAAGTAGAATAAATAGTTAAAAAGTGAGGAACATTACTTATGATATATAGTATATTATATTTACTATTTATACTCTCTCTTATGTGGGAGGAATTTTTAGTTAAAGACAATTATTAATAAGATATATTTATATAAAATTAAGAAATTAAAATGGCGATTAGTATAAAGAAACAACCACAAGAATTAACACCGGTATATAATCAAATGTTAATTGCGGCTACGAGTTCAAGTGATAGTGAGCCGAATTTTCAGTTTGTAACCGATTTAGTTGTTAGAGGTGAAACAAGTTCAAGAATAAAAATACCAGTTAATCCAGAGGGTTATGGTGTTTTTGATATACACAGACATATTCAAAATGAAATTACTTTTGATTTTAACCCAGAGAGTTTATATTTTAATACAGCGACTAACTCGTTTGCTACATATTCGGCTTTTTTAAGTGAGGAGTATAGAAATGAGTGGAGATTTTTAGATAATTTGTTTTTATCTGGTTCTTTTGTTGGATTTGTTGGTTATGGCTTGCCTTTTTTTGGTGTTGGTGAGGAAATTAGTATATTACAAGATGGAGGTGCTACATATTTATCATATAATGGAGATACTATTGTTACAGGTATAACTGCTACGGCTTCATATGGTACTTTTTCAGGTGATTTATATATTGTAGAAACTAATAAAACATATCTTGGTTCTTCTGCTGTTAATCCAGGTTCTATATTCTTATCAAATAGAAGATTGTATATAACACCTATACAAGCATCATTTTCTAAATGGGCTTTTAATGGTGTTGAAAGTTTTGTTGATTTTATAAATTATGATTATGAAACATATAATGCTACTTGGAGTGGTTCTGAATTTTTAACAAATGTACCTGATAATTGGAAAGTTGATAGAGAAAGTAATATGTGGTTAAATTTATGGAGTGATGATATAAATAAAGTTCATAAAGCGATTATTACAACTGAAACAAATGAGATTGAAATTATTAATGATAAGACAAGCCAGAATTTACAATTAGGAGTTGGAACTAACCAATTACAATTTGAGGCATTTACAATAGGTTCTACTGCTTCGTTAAGGACTTTATCAAGAACAGCACCAATAGTTAGAACAGGTGATATGATATCGGCTACAAATAGTTACTATACGGTTAGAGTGATTGGTGAGATGATTGATAATGCTACAAAATTATCAGAATTTAATGGTGCTACATTAACTTTAAATGATGAAGATGGACCTGATGGTTCTGTTGATACTGCTTTTAAAGTTGATTTTGTTGATCCGAATACAGCACCATCAAATGGAGTGAGAACCTTATCTTTGAGAACACCGATAACTGCTGGGAATACATATAGAGTTAGTGTTTGGGCTAAATCGGTTAGTGCTACTGCTTCTTTTAGATTTTTATATTCTGACCCTGTTACTATATCACCTAATAATGATATAACAGATCAGTGGGGTTATTATTCATATACATTTACGACTGGATCACCAGTTACGGTTAATACAATAAGATTGATTCCGAAAGCACCTACACCAACACCAGAAGGTGGTTATTCGGTATATTTTTGGAATCTAAATGTTGAGATAGATACGATTGAGCCGAAAACATTTATTATTAATGATAAGTGTTCAAGATATGAAAAAATACAATTGATATTTTTAGATAAAAGGGGTTCATTTATTCCATATACTTTTAATATGGTTAATAGAAATAATAAAACTATATCAAGGAGTACTTTCCAACAGAATTATGGTAGGTTCGCACCTGCTTCTAATGATTTTGAATATAATACTTGGGACAGAGGTGTTAAGACATTAGATGTTGTTACTATGGATGAGTGGGTTGTTAATAGTGATTGGGTTAATCAAAATGAATCTGATTTTTTAATGACACTTTTTGAAAGCCCAGAAGTTTTTTGGTATAAAGAAAATGGTGATATAATTGCCGTTAATATAAAGACAACTAATATAGAAAGAAAACAAGTTTTAAATGATTTAGTTATTAACTATACATTAACATTTGAAACGAGTATGAAAGATAGAAAACAGAACGGATAATATGAATACAGTAGAATTATTTTTAGGCAGACCCTCGTTTGCTACATTAGATTTAACAACAGATTTTGATATTGCTTTACAATATAGTGTTGCTGATATAAGAGATATAAGTAAGAGAAATGCTGCTTATTCTAAAACGATAGTAATACCAGGAACAAAAAATAATAATTATTGGTTAGGAAATTTATTTGATATAAATACTGATTTTACATATTATAATCCGAATATAAGAACACCTGCTTATTTAGTTGTTAATGGTGAGATTGTTATAGATGGTTTTATTCAGTTAAAAAAGGTTAGAAAATTAGTTAATGTTGATGACCAAGGTAGTGAGATACAATATGAAGTAGTAATTTTTAATAACACGGTTAATGTATTGAGTTTAATTGGTGAAAAGACATTAAATGATTTAGAATTTGGTGGGTTTAACCATCTTTATACGATTGATGCTATTACACAGAGTTGGACTAATACTTGGGATGATGCTTATGTATATCCGATGTATGGTAGAGTTACTGAAAATGGTGGAGCACAGGCTACGGTTGATGATTATAATGTTGAGAGTTTTTATCCTGCTGTTTTTCATAAAAAGGTTTTAGATTCTATATTAAGTGATGTTGGTTATGGTTGGACTGGTTCATTAAGAACTGATCCTATTTATGAAAAAGAAATTATACCTTATATTGGTCAAGCTAAGTTAAAGATTAATCCTACTACTTTAAGATTTAGAGAGTTTAGAGCGAGTAATAATGTAGTTGTTAATGAGTCATATTCTGCTATATCGGTTAGAAGAGGTTATGTTAATTTAGGATCTGGGATTATAGATCCAAATCCAGATAATGCTTATGGATTTGTTGTACCTACTGGACAAAATCTTTTCTATGCCCAGAATCCAACTGATAATGGTTTAGGATTAAAATATTCTTTTAATGATGATTTTACAGATCCTAATTTTGATAATAATAATGTTTATTCTACAACAACTTATGAATATACTTGTCCTGTAAGAGGTGAATATGAATTTGGTTATGATTTAGATTATGAGGTTAGATTTACAAATAGTGGTTTAATAGATATAGATGTTTGGGGTTATAATTTAAATAGTTTATCTTCTAATTGGATTAATTTAACAAAAGATACTTTAAATCCTATTAATAATCAATATGCTACGGTTGGTTTTAGATTTGAACATACTTTACAAGTTGAGCGTTCGGGTTATACAGCATCTGTTGGTACAAACAATTATGTTGATTTAGAAACTAAAATAATATACCCAGGTTTAGGAGTTATAAATGAAAAGGAATTATCATTAGGTTTAACAGCGAATTATTGGTTACCTACACAGAATAATGTTAATAGTAGAAATGATTGGTTGGTACCTGGATTAACGATAAGTCAGTCATTTACATATAGTGTAGCAGATACACATTTATATCAAAAATATATTTTAAATGCAGGTGATAAAGTTAGAATAGTTTTAAAGATTTTTAGAGATGTAAAATACACACAGGGAAGAAATTTATTAAATGCGCAGGCGTTTGGTATAGCAGATTCATTTACATATAGTAGTGCTGATTTAGCGATTAGTATAACACAGAATATAGATAATGTTTATTATAATATAGCATCTGGTGATACAGTATATGAAAATGATTTAATAGATTTTAATAATATATTAACATCTAAAATAAAGCAGAAAGATATAATAACTGATTTAATAAAAAGATATAATTTATATATTGAGATTGATCCAGAGAATGCGAATATATTGATAATGAATCCGAAGCCGGATTTTTTTAAATCTGATAATATATTAGATTGGAGTGATAAGAAAGATTTATCATATCAAGATGAGATTGAGTTTTTAGCAGAGATACAAGCTCAGTCATTATTATTTACATATAAGCCAGATAGTGATTCAGTTAATAAACAATATACAGATATAACTGGTAATATTTATGGTGAGAAAGAACTTATATTTGATAATGATTTTACGAAAGGTATAAAAAGAATTGAAACACCATTTAGTCCTACACCTTTAATATCAACAGAGTTTGGTGCTGTTGTGCCTGCTATTGATATTTATGAGCCGAAAGGAAATCCAAGAGTTTTATATTGGGGTGGATTAAAAGGATTAGATAGTGGTTGGAATTTTAGATATAATTTCGTTTTAGGTACAGGAAGTGCTACGGTTTCAACAACAACTGCTGCTGAAATTTTTAATGAATACCCTTATGCTGGACATTTTGATGATCCGTATAGACCTTTGATTGATATAAATTTTGGAGAAACAGAAATCTTATTTTATGATAGTTATGAATATACAACTGATAATAATTTATATAATAGATATTGGGCGGATTATATTGAACAACAAATACAAGATGGTAAGTTATTAACAACGAGATTATATTTAGATGAAAATGATATTCAGTTTATTAAAGATAATTTTGATACAAGGATTTTAATTGATAATGCTTATTATTATGTTAATAGAATTAAGGATTACAAGCCGTTTAATAATGAGCCGACAGAAGTTGAATTAATAAAGATTAAAGATGGTTTAGATTTTATACCTACAATAACAGAGATTGATAATCCAGGTTTATCTTTATGTCCTGCTGATATAGTTGTTAGAACAATAAATAATGTGAGATATTATATATCACAAAGTGGTGCTACGGTTAGTAATGATTGTTGTGATGCGTTAGGAGGTATATATTCAAGTGCTTCTGGATTATGTCGTCAAGTTTCGGTTAGTCCTGAGCCTGGAAGTGTTAAATTGAGTTCATCTTCAAGGTTTTTATCTTTATTAGATAGAAAAACAAATACAGGTGATGGTTTTGCTATTGGTAACAATAATACAACTGGTGGCTCTGTTTTAAGTAACGGTTTATTAAGAAATAATATACAATTTACAATAGGAAATAATAATACTAATCTTGCTAATGAGACATTTATTATTGGTGATGGAAATATAATTGGTTCAAGTAAGTCGGTTATTTTAGGTAGTGATAATAATACAATAAATAGTGATTATTCTGCTGTTATAGGTGGCTCTAATAATAATATAACATCTAACTCGGTTGCTATTGCTTCTACTGATAATGTGGTTACAACATCTAATACTATATTAATAAATGTAAGTGGTTTAACACAGAGTTTATCAAATGCTGCTTATTTAGGTGATAGGTTTATTGTTAATACAGATATAGGTAGGGCTAATTTGGTTGATGCGCAGTTTGAAGGAAATACAAAATACTTTATTGGTGATTTAGATACATTAGAAAATGTTAATGTTGCTACGGCATCTATACCGAATTGGGGTTATTTAGGTTATGATCCGATTAATAAAGATTGGAGAGAACGAGTTAAAGCACATATTAACTTTTTTGATTATACAACTGAAAGAGTTACTGAAATTACTGAAAGTGATACTTGGTACAAATTAGGTTTAACTGCTTCTATTGGTTATGATAATACAACAAGATTAACTTGCGATGATACTGGTAGAGTTGATTATTTTGGTGTAACTGCTTCTGTTTTTAAGGTTGAAGGTGTTTCATCATTATCAGCAGAAAATAATAATGAGGTTCATTTAGCGTTTTTCAAAAATGGAGCATTATGGCCTTGCTCGGAACAAAGTGGAATTACAACATCAGGTGGTAAGGCGACAAGTATATCTTTCCACTGTCTTATGGAATTAGAATCAGAGGATTATATAGAAGTTTATGTTAAAAACTCTACTGCGAGTGCTGATGTAACACTGGCTAATATAAATGTGATTGTTACTGAATTGTGGTAAGTTAAAAGACAAATGTAGATAAAATATATTTAATGATATGGCGCAGAAAATTAAATTAGGATTCCAAGTAGATACAACTGATGTTGAAAATGCTAATGATGAAATTATCAAATTAGAGCAGGAGATTGCTGAACTAAAAGATAAAATGAAATCATTAGAAGAAGGTACTGATTCTTTTAAGAAGATAGAAGATCAAGTTAAGAAAACTGAAAAAGAAGTTGGTGGTTTAAAAAAATCTACTGGTCTTGCTGGTAGGGCATTTGTTAGTGTAGGAAATATAATAAAAGGTGGTTTAGGACTTGGTTTTATTCAACAGATATTATCTGTTGTTACAGATTTATTTATGCAGAATCAAGAAGTAGTTGATGCTGTTAATGTTGCTTTTACTGCTTTAAGTATAGTTGTTAATGAATTTTTTGGTGCTATTAAAGAAGCATTTATGGCTGTTAGTGAGGCGAATGGTGGTTTTAATGCTACGAAAGAAGTTATATTAGGTTTATTAACAATCGCATTAACACCTTTAAAATTACAATTTTATTCTATAAAACTGGCTATATTAACTTTACAACTTGCGTGGGAAAAATCTGTTTTTGGAAAAGGTGATGAAGGCAGAATTACTGAATTAACAGAAAAAATAGATTCAACAAAAGAATCTATGAAACAAACAGGAATTGAGGCGTTAAAAGCAGGAAAACAAGTAGTAGATAATTTTGGTGAAATGGTTGGTGAGGTTGCTGGTGCTGCTGTTGCGGTTGGAACTGCTGCTATTAATACAATTAAAGATGTTAATGTAGAAGCGACAATAGAGCAGGCTAAGGCGATTACAGAAGGTGAAAAGTCATTAGAAAAATTAGAAATACAACAACAAGGTTTAATTGAAAAATATGATAGAGAAGCCGAGATACAAAGACAAATTAGAGATGATGTTAGTTTAAGTTTTGAGGAAAGAATTGCCGCTAATGAGGAGTTAGGTAGAATTTTAACAGAACAGACAGAAGCCGAAAGAAGTAACATAACACAAAGAATAGGTTTATTACAAAGTCAAAATAATTTATTAGGAAAAACAGAAGAAAGGACTAATGAAATTTTAAGATTACAAAATGAACTGGCTGCTGTTGATGCGAGAGTTACAGGACAAAGAAGCGAACAATTAACAAATACTAATGCTCTTTTAAAAGAACAGGCTGATGTTGAAGCGAGTAGATTAGATACGAAAAGACAGATTGCTGATTTAGAAGCACAAACTGAATTAAATGCTATAACTAATTTAGAACAAAGATTAGTTAGAGAAAGAGAATTATTGTTACAAAGTTCCGAAGCGAGAAAAGCCGATTTACAAGAACAAATGGCTTTATATAATGAAGGTACTGCTGAAAGAGTTAGATTAGAAAATGAATATGCGTTAGAAGTTGCTAATACAAATGCTAAGGTTAATGATTTAGATAATAAACTTAAAGATCAGAGAGTTAAAACAGAACAAGAGGTTCAAAAGGCGAGAGTTGATGGAATTGCCTCTACATTAGGTAGTATATCTGGTTTAATAGGTGCTTTTGCTGATGAGAATAAAGTTGCTGCTAAGGCGGCTGTTTTGGTTGATGCGGCGGTTGCTGCTATTGGTATATGGAGAGGTTATGCTAAATTAGGACCATTTGGAATTGCTGGTGCTGCTTTACAAACTGCTGCGTTAATTGTTGCTACAAAGAAATCTTTACAGAATATAGATAAAGCGAGTAGAGGTGCTACAACTGGTGGAGGAGGTTATCAAGCACCACCTGCTGTGTCACAAGCGGCTATTAGTCAAAATCAAGCACCAATACCAACATCTATTACGGTTAGTGGAACAGGTTTAGAATCTACAACAGAAGTTGGAACAGGTGCTGGTTCAAGACAACAAAGTGTTAGAGCATATGTAGTTGAATCTGATATAACAGAGACACAGAATAGATTATCTACTTATCAACAAAGAGCAGAGATAGGTTAAAAAATATATATAATTAATATGGAATACAAAATAATTGAATGGGAATTAAATGATGTAATTGGTGAATTACAGAGAATATCATTAGTTAGTGATCCGGCTATTGAGCAGGACTTTATGCTTTTTAACTCGGTTGATTTGATGTTTAAGACAACTGATGAGGAGAAAAGAATAGTTACTGGTTGTGCTATGAGACCTGATATAAAGATTATGAGAAAAGATGAAAATGGTGATTTATATTATGGATTCTTTTCAAAAGATACGGTTAGAAAAGCAGCCGAGATTTTCTTTAAGAAAAATAGTAATGCTAACAATACTAATATAGAACATCAATTTGAAATTGATGGTGCTTATGTTTTTGAAAGTTGGATTGTTGAAAATCCTGAATTAGACAAATCAAAGGCATTAGGTTTTAATGATGTTAAATTAGGTGATTGGTGGGTTAGTATGAAAATTGAAAATGAAGATGTTTGGAACAATTATCTTAAAACAGGTTTAATAAAAGGTTTTTCAGTTGAAATTAGAGCCACGGAAAAAGAAACAGAAGTTTTAAGTAAGATTAAAGAATTATTAGAATCTGATAAAAGTGAGGATGAAAAGTTTGATATAATTAAAAACATATTAAGTTAAAAATCAACAGGTTATTAAAAAAATCTGTCAAAATAGATATATTTTATATCTATATAAAAATTAAGTATAGTTCGTTATGAATAAAATTGAAATTTTGAAAGAGATTAAGAATCTTATATTTTCAAATAAAGAAGAAAAAGAATTGAATTTTAAAGATTCAAAAGCTAATGACGGTGAAATTATTGTTAGAGTTGAGGCTGATGAATTTGAAGTTGGATTGCCTTTATTTGTTATTACAGAAGATGGATTGATTCAAGCACCTGCTGGAAAACACACATTAGAAGATGGTAGAATAGTTGAAGTTAATGAGGAGGGTGTTATTGTTTCTATCGAGACACCAGAGGTTGAAGAAGAGGTTGAAACACCAGAGGCTGAAATTGAAGTTGAATTAGGTGAGGAAAAGAAAGAAGAAATGGAAGAAGAAAAGGAAGAAGAAAAGAAAGAAGAAATGGAAGAAGAAAAGAAAGAAGTAGAAGTTGTTGATATGGAAAGAGTTATAGGTTTAGAGAAAAGAATTGAGGAGTTAGAATCTATAATCAAAGATGTTTTAGAAACAAGTAAGGAAGTTGCTTCTTTTTCAAGTCAAATTGGAGAAAAGTTAAACTCTGTTATTGATGAAATGCCTGCTGATAAGGAGATTAAGAAATTAAAGAGTGAAAGTTTTTCAAGTGAAAGAAAGAATAAGATTAATGATTCATTAGAATCTATTAAGAATATTAGAAATAAAAAATAATCCGAGAGGATATAAAAAACAATTAAAACGAAATGAGTTTAAATTTAAGTGGTTTATCTGCCTATACAAATGAAAACGCTATGGATCTTATCAAAGAAGCGGTTTTAAAAGGTAGAACAGTTGATTTGGTTAATGTTCAAGGTGGTGTTAAGTCATCTGCTACTATTAACAGATTATCAACAAGTTTGACTGCTGCTGCTGGTGCTTGCGGTTGGTCTGCTACTGGTTCAACAACTTTGGATCAGAGAACTATATCAGTTGATGATATAAAAATTAATGAATCTATTTGTCTAAATGATTTAGAAGGATTCTACACACAAGTACAAATGAACCCTGGTTCATATAATACTGATATTCCTTTTGAGCAGTTGTTTGCTGAAAACAAAAGAGATCAGGTTATGGCTTTGGTTGAAGATTTAGTATGGAAAGGTGATAAAGTTGGTGGATCAGGTAATCTTGCTCTTGCTGATGGTTTCAAAGTTCTTTTTGATGCTGCTATTGCTTCTACTGCTTCAAATGGTGGTACATATTCATCTGCTGCTTTATCAAGCACAATTATTGATAAGGTTGATGAAATGATTGCTAAATTAGATACTGATGTAATTGACGCTGAGGATTTACATTTATTTATGTCTTATTCTGATTACAGAACATATGCTAAGGCGTTAAGAGATGCTAACCTATTCCACTATACAGGTGCTGAAAATCAAGGTTTAGAATTCTCACAAATGGTTCCAGGTACTAATGTAAGAGTAGTTGCTGTAAGAGGTTTAAATGGTGCTTCAAGATGGTTGTTATCACCTGCTTCAAACCTTTATGTAGGTACTGACCTATTGACTGATGCCGAAGATTTTAAGATTTTCTATTCACAAGATAACGACGAAGTAAGATTCCTTGCTAAATGGAAGTTAGGAGTTCAAGCCGCTTTTGTTGAAAATGTAGTATGGTATAGAGCCGTATAATCCAATAAAAAAAACCATTAACTTAAAGGGGTGTTGAAATATACACCCCATAAGTTAAATAAAAAAAACTAAATAAAAAATGAGTTGTTTAATTAATACAGGTTATAGTTTAGGTTGTAGAGATTCTATTGGAGGAATACAGGCTGCTTATGTTGGAAATTTTAACTCCGCACAAACATATACATTAGATGCTGATGAAAATATAACCGGAGTTACAGGTTCAACAGTTTCTTATTATACTTTTGAACAAGAAGTGGAAAGTGGTGAATTTAACCAAGAAGGACAATACTCTACTGAAAACGGAACTATATTCTTTAATCAAACTTTAACATTAATGTTTCATAAGAATGATGCTGCTTTGAGAAATCTATTATTGGTTTTATCACAGGCTAATCTTTCAGTTATTGTTAAGGATCAGAGAGGAGAATACTGGTTGTTAGGTTTTCAAAATGGAGTTAGAGCGATAAGTGGTGCTATGAATACTGGTAAGGCATTTGGTGATATGAATGGGGTGTTAATCACATTAGAAGGTAAGGAGCCAGAACCAGCACACAGAATAGATGATATAACATTATTTACTATATCTTAATTTTATATTCTATAATCAAAAGAAAAAAGCCGGGCCTATTCAGTTAGGACGGCTTTTTTTTATTTGAAAAATTATTAAGAGAGCCATATTTATTTTATATATAGAATAAATTAAATATAAACAATATGAAACAGAAACAAAAGCCGATTTTATTTAGAGAAGAAATCTACAATAAAATTGAAGAAGTGAGAAGAGAAAATGGTTTTAGAACTTTAAGTGAAGCCGTAATGTTATTATTAGAAACATATAAAAAAGAATCTATTAATAAATGAATTTAAAGGAAAAATTAGAAATTTTTAAGGAAAAAGGTTGGACTTATAATCCTGAAACAGGTAATGTATATTCTCATACTGGTAAATTGATTAGTCGTGTAGATGATGGGGGTTATATTAGATGTGGTATAAAACAGAATAAAAAAGATATTAAAGTAAATGCTCATCAATTAGCGTGGTTTTTATATTATGGTGAAGTACCTGAACCAAGAGTTAATGATACATTATATGAAATAGATCACATAGACAGAAACAAAACTAATAATAAAATATCTAATTTAAGGTATGTTACTAAAAAAG